CTGAGTACTTTCGCAGTCTGGGTTCTAACTACCTGAATGTTGAGTTCGGATGGAAGCCATTCGTGGCCGATCTCCGAGCAACCTTGAAGTCGTTGTTAGCAGCCGAGGCCATCCTTGATGACCTGTACGCTCACAACAACGAATTCATTCGCCGCCGATACAGTTTCCCTGACATCCAGACCGTGACAACGCAGACGGACATGGTTTATCCATGGCCTACGCTGACAACCGCACACTGGAGTCAGAACGGTAGAACGATCCGCGACACAAAGACCAAGAAAACTTGGTTTAGTGGCGAGTTCAAGTACCACCTCCCCCCTAAGGGGGAGTATGGTTCAGAACTAAGAGTCAAGGCGCGACACCTTCTTGGTGTTGATATCACGCCGGAACTCCTCTGGAACGTTTCACCGTGGACTTGGTTTTTGGACTGGTTCGGTAGCATAGGCGATCTAATCGCCAACGCCACCGCAATCTCCTCTGACAACCTTGTGATGCACTACGGCTACCTGATGCAGGAAGTCGAGCGGGAGATCAAATTCACGCACCTCGGGGTTAAGACCCTAGGCTACGGTAGTGTGAACTCCACAATCAGCGGGCGGATCCTTGTGACCCATAAAACTCGCTGTTTGGCATCGCCGTACGGATTCGGGCTCAAACCTGGTGACTTAACTGCCAGGCAGTGGGCCATCCTCATCGCCCTAGGCTCCGTAAGGAATCCTGGTGGCGTCCCGTATCAAAACGGGTGATTCACGGCGGTCGTACTCTGATGCGATCGTTACAACTTCATAACAACCACAACCTCATAGGAGATTGCCTTGTTTTCCGACACCCAGACTGTCACTGTAAGTGGCAGTGCAAAGACGCTCAACCGTACCGGGACAGGTCCCGACACTGGAGCGTTCAGCACTCCCACCCGTGACCGCCGCATCACGATTGCCCATAACTATGGGCGTCGCATCCGTCGCACCATGCGGTTTCAGGTGGACACGTTGGTCGCCAACCCGCTTATCAGCGGGCAGAACGTCAACCAGTCCATCACGATCGGTTTCTACATCGATCACCCCGCAGGGTACGACACCACTGCCCTCAAGGCAGAGGTCGATGGTGTGCTTGGTAACCTCAGCGCCACGAGTGGCGCCAACATCACCAAGCTGCTTGGCGGCGAGAGCTGAGTTTGTAACTCAGCCCTGCACCTTCCCAGCAATGGGAAGTGGGTACGGACATCAGTCCGAGGAAAACCAGGCTAGGGATCGAACACCACCTTCAGAAAGGCGGGCTCGTGAAAAGCCTGATTCATCTCTGGAAGAAGCTGGCCCTAGATATGGGCCAGCGATGCTCTGTCGACACCGCTCGTGATGTAACTACAGTCACGAGTCGGACTGAACATGAGGGGATGGAGTTCTTAACCATCACCCTGCCCACCTTTGGTAAGGCCCTTGAGAAAGGGCTCGCCGACGGGTGGCTGGATCCAAACGCGTTACCTGCTTTCAGGTTCCGCGGAGGTCTCCCCGTGTTTCTACGAGGTTTCCTTGATCTTGTGTTCAATCCTGATGGGTCGATTCGTGATACTCCGAGCCCAGACGCTATACTTGCCGTAAGGCAGTTGTCTGGTGTGTTCGGCAAGATGTACCTGCCTGCTTCCGCAGAAAGGACGCTTCTTGCTAAGCTCAAGTATCTCGAAACTGATGAGGAACTGGAGGAAGTTGACGCAAAGCTGGCATCAGAGCCCGAGAGGGTTCTGGCGTTACGCCGCGTCTTCACTCTTCTGTTTCATCGGGTTCTCGATAGTAGCGATCTTACGATCGCCGCCGGCGAGCTAACCCCGAAACACGGGCCAGGCGCCACGGCTGACCGACTAATGGGTAACCAGAAGTTCGGCATGTCGTGGACCTGGAGACTGGACGAATTCTTCCCTTCGGACGAATTCATTATCCCGTCACCCCGCTATCGAGACCTTCTCGATAGTGTCCAGTTCTTGCCCCCGGAACAGGAATTACCCGGGAGGGTAATCGATGTTCCAAAGACGCAGAAGACTCCCCGCTTAATCACGGCTGAACCTGCCTGTATGCAGTACGCACAACAGACAGTGTCCAGTGTCCTGACGGAACGCATTAACGAGGATCGTATCCTCAAGCGGCTCGTCGGATTCCGCGATCAAGAACCTAATCAGGTTCTTGCAAGGGAAGGCTCCCTCACCGGGAGTCTTGCAACGCTCGACCTTTCCGAGGCGAGCGATCGAGTCTCGAACAACCTGGTCCGGACCCTGTTCAGGCCTTGGTCGAACCTCAACGGTTCGATGCAGGCGTGCCGTACGCGGCGTGCCGAAGTTCGCATAGACGACAGTAGCGTCATCATTCGTGACCTCGTCAAGTTTGCGTCGATGGGTAGCGCTCTGACTTTTCCGGTCGAGGCGATGGTCTTCTTGGCCATCGTTTTCTACGGAATCGAAAGAGACGTCAGTAGACCTCTCCGAGAGAGGGACATCAAGTCCTTCATCGGCAAGGTGCGCGTCTACGGGGACGATATAATCGTTCCCGTAGAACATGTCAGATCTGTTGCGCATTCTCTGGAATCCTTTGGGTTTCGGGTGAATACCTCCAAGTCTTTCTGGACTGGACAGTTTAGAGAGAGTTGCGGCAAGGACTACTTTGCGGGGACAGACGTTTCATACGTCAAGCTCCGCAAGATGTTCCCTGGCAACAGGCGGGACGCTTTGGAAGTGGTGGCCTTGGTTACGTTCTTCAACCAGGCCAAAGAGAACCACTACCAGCACACCACAACTTGGCTCCGTAAGGAGCTAAGGAGGGTCTTGGGTAAGAAACACTTCCCAAGAGTCTCGCGTGATAGTGCAATCCTAGGAGAGATCGACGAAGTGTATCACGACGTCGATGAGCTTTGCAAGGAAACCCACGTACCCGTAACTAAGGGGTATGTGGTCCGAGCGAAGTCTCCTCAGAACCCACTAGATGGGGAACGAGCACTTCTCAAGTTCTTTCTGAAGCAAGGGGAGAACCCCTTGTCAAGAGAGCACTTGGTGCGTTCCGGACGGACCGAAGGCGTCAGCATCAACCTTCGGAAGGCTGCTGTTTAACAGCAGGTCGCTTCGGCGACAGTGAGGGGGGGTGGTACTCCCTTCAAGGGACTACAACCCCCTCAGAGGGGATGTTACTGCC